GTATTCAGTATAGTGAAATTTCTCGCAGCCGATATAGAGGGTGTCGAAAGCGTCGGTGCCGTCGGTGCGGTGTTCAAGGCGGTCTTCTTCGGTTTCGGCGAGTTTTTCACCGGCTTTGTCCTTGCGGAATCCGAGGCGGCCACGGCTCACTCCGGCGGCCTGTATCGCCAGGATTAAATCGTCGTTGTTCTGACGGTTGAAAAAGGGCATGAGCCGCTGTTTTCCGGCGAAGCCTTGATTGATTAGTAGGTATTTTTCATCGTGTCGCATCGGATTGCCGAGGTACACGTCCTCGACGCGCCAACCGTGCCGCTCGAACTCGTGGATAATCACCCAACGGAAGTCCTGATCGTTGACGGCATAGTTGCCGCCCAGGGCGGTGCTGTCGTAGTAGAAAACGACGGTCTTGTTCTGGTGCGTGGCGTAGTAGGCGCAGAAGTCGGCCACAAGTTCGGGCAGCTTGCGCTCGAACTTGACGTAAAACGATTTAACGATGTTAAGGCGTTTGCCGGAGGGCTGACCCACAACAAGCCAGTTGATGTTGGCGTTATAGTCCATGCCTATGCAAAGGGGCGCATACGTGTTCACGTCTGCGTCCGCTTTGCAGGTTATGAGGTTATGGGTTATGAGGTTATCGCCGTCCATAACCTTATCATCACATAAACTTCTAAAAGCCACATCGAGACTTTCAAAATCCGAGGCATTGTACTTGTGCCGCTCTTTCATAGAGGAATAGAAGCCGTCTTTGGCTATTCCGATCCTCTGACACAGGATAGAGGTTTGGAAAGTCAAAGGGGTAAGGTTGCGCTTCATCTGCTTAATGTAGTTCTCGCCGAGAAGCTGCAAGTTCTCAATACTGGAATATTCCTTGTAATAGACCGCGACGGAGCGCATCTGATTGAGTGAGCGGTCGAGGCGTCGCAAGTGGTTTTTCAGGTAATCGGGAACCGGGGAATTGGAGGTATTGAGGGCGCGTATGCGCGACTTGATGCGCCATATCTCGTAGACGGTGGCCTCGATAGCGGCGATAAGGTCGGCGTCCATCTTCTCGCGGTAGTGGAGGAACCACGAGCCGCGCTTGGTCTGCGGCATATCGCTCAATATCATAATTGAGTGATTGAAGGAGTGATGCCCGAAATGCGATTTAATGCCGCCGTTGGCCGGGAGGGTTTCGTCTTTGAGTTTGTCGTAGTCGATAAACTTTGCCTCGTCGACGAGCAGCCATGAAAGCGTTAGCGAGTTTGACGAGCCGGGGCGGTCTTGCGATATGATAATGGCGATGGAGCCGTTATAGAACGATATGACGTGTTCGTAGTCGTGTGGCTCGGTTATAGGCTTGGCAAAGGATTTCGGTGGTTTCCGTCCGACAACATAGTGAATCCCGTTGATGAATCCCCAGCGTTTCCACGCGGCAAGCAGTCCGGGCAGGGTGTTCGTAAGGCCGTGCTTGAAGGTCGGCACGACGATGCCGCCGGTACTCCCTGCCATGCGCTGCATATTTCGGAGGAGGAAAGGCGCGGCGATGCTGTCGGTCTTACCAGTGCGCCGCCCGGCGACAATAACGGTAGTGTTCGCGCCGATAAGCTGCGTAAGGCGTTGTGGGCGGTTGAAATAAACTTTGTTGTCGGCGGATTCCATGAAAATGAGTAACTTTGCAAAAACGATTAAAAAATGTTAGGACTTTTCCTTATGTTGATGAGTGTACTCGTAGGCTACTGTGTCTATGGGTTATCGTTATACATATTGAGGAAAATACGAGGGTCGAAAAACTCAAATAAGACGATAAGCATAATAATTGCAGCATTATCGGGATTGGGATTTTGCCAATGGCTTATTGGTTACTGTCATTGAATAGTGTATCGCTTTCGTCTAATTGATTTGGAAATAGCACATTTTCTTCGAGGTCTACTTCCTCGAAGTCCACATCATCAATATCTATCGTTTCGGCGCGGTACTTGTCGAGTAGCGCGTCTATCTTGTCTTGTAGGTTCGGTATAGGCTTTATGCCGAGGACGGAAGGGTCGTCGGTGGCTGTGAAGGGCTGCGGAAGAAGCTGCTCCCACGGCACGGTCTGTTCGTCCTCGATGTCAACGCGGTTGTATTTGGCGTATGCCGAGGCTGCACGCTCCATCGTGCGCGTGTCCTTGCGTTTCTTCGCCATAGAGTATGTTTCGAGGAACATTTCATTGCTTCGCCAGCGGTGCCAGTCGCGGCTCGCCGCCGACAGCGACGGAAGAAGCTGCTTTATTATTGCGAGGTCGGAGTAAGCGGTGAACTTCGAGAGCCGGTAGCGGTATAGATGTTCCTCGACAAACTGGCGATCCTTTGCGTCGGGGTTGGCGATAACCCAGGCGTAGAGGTCGCGTATGCGCAGAACGCGCAGCACCATCGCCTCGGTATATAGCGCGGCGAGTTCGTCCTTTGTTGCAAAGAGGGAGCGGCGGCATACTTCGAGGGTGTCGGGTTGTTTCTTACTCATCGTCTTCCATGTCAAGGAGATTGTTGGCTGTGTTTACGAGCGCGAGAGGCGAGCCGACTTGCGCGAGGGTCATCTCCTGTTGGCGCAGCTTGACTTTGGAAATGGCCTTGCCCCGGTGGTAGCGGCGCGACACTTCGCTGTCGCGGTGTGCGATGGCGTTGCGCAGCACTTCGGGGGCGATGTCGAGAATCACGGCGATGTCGGATATTTTGAGATATATGCTCGCGTATTTCTCGATGTCGGAAAGCTGCTGCTCGGTGAATATGATGCTATCGGAGTTCATTTGTTGCGGTGAGGCGTTGGTTGAATTGAGGTGCAAGGAGAGAGAAATGCGGAGTTTACTCCGGCATTTCCGGAGCGCAGCCCTCAATGCGCTGTGCGAACAGGTCGTTGAGAGGTACGGAATGGTTCTCGATGATGTCGAGAACGGAGGCATGGAGGTTTGCGAAAATCTCCGGCGACGTGGAGATAAACGCGCTCTCGGCACGGTTGCCGCGAGTGAGGTTCTGCGAGGTAACGACGGCGACGGTGTCGCCACGGTCGGAGCGCACCAACAGGATCTTGGAATGATTGTCGGCGAGAAAAGTTCTGTCGACAACCTGAACAATGAAGCTCCAGAGCTTTATGGTCTTGTTGGTGGCCTTGTGGTCGAGCACGAGGTTGAAGCGCGAGATTGGCCGCTTGCGTTTGAGGAAGAAAAGTCGGCGCAGAAATTCTTCGGATATAGAGAAGGAGGTCTGCCAAACCTCGGCGGTGCCGGTCTGTTCAAGAACCCATTCCAGTATGTCGGCCACTTGCAGGGCGGAAGATAGATACGCCTGAAAAGGCGCGTCTTTCAATGGCCGGAGGATTTCGGAGATTGAGGCGGTTCGCTTCATGTGGCGGCGGTGTCGGGTCGGTATTGGTCGTAGCCCTGCCAGTTGGAGCGGTATTTCTTATCGAGATCGATAAGCTCTTTGAGGAAGGGGTAACGCTCGCTGTCGGGGCAAGAGGCGGTTTCGAGTGATAGATTGCGTAGGCGCAGATGCACCTCGCGCATACGGCGCAGCACGGAAAGGTTCTCTACATAGAGGGCCTGTATTTCGGGCGGCAGGGTGTCGTGGTCTTTACGACGGCCCCGGGGCGGTCGCGCTTCGGTTTCCTCGGCTTGCAGATCGTTGTCGGCGGCGATGGTGACGGCCTGTGCGTCCATCGCCTCGACCTGGGCGTGTGTAAGCTCTGCCACGCGGAAGTCGTAATGCTTTTGCAGTTCTGCTCCGAGGCGCGCCATGTCGGGCGCGGCAAGCAGATTCTTATACATATTGACACGGGCGGTCAACTGCAAAAACATCTTGCATCCGGCGGCATAGTCGCGGGTGTCGGGCCGCTCCCGGAGCCACGCGCCCAGTCTTTCGGTAAATTGGTGGTTCATATTTCGGCGATAAATTTGTCCGGTACAAAATTATTTCGCCAGGTATAGCCTATAAAAGACGCAAAATGAGTATCTTTGCATATAAAACCTCGTACCATGCAAAAATATATCACCATAATATTCACGTTGTTACTCTCTGCTCTCACGTGTAGCGGCCAGTCTTTTCTTGCAAAATATCCCAAACTGACAGATAAAGATTTATCTGCATTTTTCGAGGATTGGAAAGCGTACTCGGATAGTATTAGCTCCAATATAACTATAAGCAATCCGCTTGACAGTCTTATATACGAAAGGAATCTCTTAACTTATGCCGGAATAGCTTTGGGAAGCCCTCGACCACAATATGTAGTCTACCCGGAAGCAACAGAGATTTTGACATATAAGGAGTTGGGAGATACAACAACTAACAATTCTTCCTTTTGGCTTCTAATGAGTGTACCATACGCAATGCGAGAGTACACTAAAGAAATGGTTTGCACAAAGATTCCTGACGGCGGTCTATATATGACTGATGGCATTTCAAAGAAATTAGATTCCTTCCTATACGTGGGGAAGTATCGGAAAAGGAAAGAACGCGAAAAGCGATTGAAGGAGTTGAGGAAATATATATCGGTTTCGTATGGAATATTTAATATGTATCCATACTGCGATTATCCCTTGTTACTGAACATTGGTATTGCTTCTGACATCGTTGTGTTTCAGTTAGCTTTAGATAGTAACGAAGCCACTGAGATTTGGTATAGAAAAGGAAATGACCGCTTTATAGTACTCCACAATAATAGAGGAAGGTCGATAATATATGATTGATTAAGCTTTATTATTTATCCCGGCGATAAAGACGAGGTTCTTACCTGTCGGCTGAAAGAGCCGCTTCATCGAGAGCATCGTCTGGCCGGTGGTAACGAAATCATCGAAAACGATAATGTTCTGCTCCGATGGGCAGACATTCATTGTAAAGGTCGCGTTCACCCGCTGTTTCGAGCGGCAGAGCGCGACATCTTCATAAAAGGGTATGCCGAGAAGCGAGGCTATGCGGTAGGCGACGAGTGAAGCGAAGTTGCGCTGCAGGTGTCGGCGTTTCGGGGTGGTGATTATCGCCCAGCCTCCGGCGGCGAGGTTATTGCCGAGGACTTCGGCGACAAGCGCGGCGGAGGTCTCGGCAACTTTCGGTATCATGGCATCGTCGGTCTTGATTTCCGAGAGAGTTTTGCCGTAAACGCTCCGTTTCCAAACGGCAAGGAAGAACAGCCCGGTTCGGTAGGCAAGCATCGGGCGGCTTTGGAAGTCGCAACGTGCGCCGTCGTTATGCGCCCAGTCGCGGCGGTTCTTTTCAGCGAAAAGATCCTTGCCGGATTGGGGCGAGGATAAAACGGCGGCAGACGGCGTTTCCAAAATGGGCGGTTGAATCTCCGAGAGAACACCGCTCAAATCGACCGCGCCGCTGCCGTCGTAAGGGTCGGCCATAGGTTACGCTGCTTTCGACGGATTGATGATGCCGTCCTCGGTAACGATTTCGCCGTCGTAGAAAGGTGCGGGTACCTCGTCGGAAGCCTCGACGTTGATAGTCGTGGACGTGGTGCCCGACGCGCCCTGTCCGTTGTCCTGGTTCACGGTGGTTTTGGTGAGCCACTTGTCGCAACCGACAACGCGGTATTTGTCGTTCATGTCCTGAACGATAAAAACATTGTCGGAGTTGTTGAGATAGGCTGCGGCGGCGGAAGCCTCCGCGCCCACGCCGGGGTGGACGGCCACGAGCTTGTTCAGCTGCGTCTGACTTGGTAGCTCGCCCTGCGGTTCGGAAGTAAGCTGCGATTTGTCGGGCAGTATGTCGATGTATTTCCACTTTGCATCGGCTTTCAGAGTGAAGTCGCCCTTGTACTTGGCGGAAATGGCGCGTATGCCGTTGGCGTCGCGCTCCAGCAGCGGCCACGCCACTATCTCGCTCTTGGCGAGATAGTAGATGCGGCGGCGCACACCGGCGTATTCGGGGGTACCCTGGCACCATGCGAGGCTCTTTTGGATATTGAGGCAGGAGGAAGATGCGGTAGCCATAGTTAAGCGGATTTGAGTTTGACAACTTTAAGAAAACGGCGGTCGATGCTTCGGAACTGGGTGCCGAAGAACATAGCGGCGGCAATAGTCATGGCCCACGGCTCCCAACGCTTCACCTCCATACGGGTAAGGTCTGACATATTGTCGTAGGCGTAGAGCATATTCGAGCCGGGAGTGACTATATACTTGTCCGTTCCGGCGAGGCAGTCGAGCGGCACGATCGTGGTCTTGTTGAAGCTGCCCTCGACGATGGGCTGCTCGTACTTCTTGTTATACGGCACGGCGTTGTGGGTAACGAGGTAAGCGTCGTTGTATGCGTCGGCGAAGTCCGGGGCGCAGAACAGGAATTTGTGCTGCTTGCGCAGATGGGGGTCGCAGCTGCGTTCTACCTCCTTTGCCACGTCGACGGCGTTTGTGCCGTCGATGGCCTCGGTAAGCTCGATGAGGTTGTTTTTCGCCACGGAGATATTGCCCTCGGCCATTTCGCGGTCGAGGATTGTTCCCCAGCCGTCGAACAGGTCGGCGGTGGTGTCGCCGTCGGGATTGCGTCTGGCGGTAAAAAGAACCTCGTGCAGATGGTGTCCGAGCGAGCGCATGACGGCGGCGATCACGAGGCGCGCCGAGGGAGCCTGCATCTGCGCATCGCCCAGAGTGGCGGTGCCGCGGCCTAAAAGCGTTTGTATGATTTCCAGAGGCTCGAAGTCCTCGCGGACGTTGCCGAGGTACGATGTGATTTCACGGTAGCCTACCTTCGTGGCCGACGCGCTGCGGCGGTCGCGGCGGTACGGTGCGAACTGGCCCGCGCCCTCGACGGAGGGCAGCTTCGTGGGCGTGGTTACGCCAGGCATCCCCTGCATATATTTCAGGGCTTCCTCACAGGCGAAAAGCGGCATAAGGAGAAAGTCGCTTTTCCATGTTACAGCCGCCCTTTCATAATCGGGGTCGGTGATTTGGATTGAATGGAGTAAGTCGGGCATAATGTGTTTGAATTTTGGTTAATGAGGGAGGATTGGCGGCGAGCTTACGGCAGAAGGTCGTAGATTTCGCGGGCGCGGCGAACCGAGGCGGAGAAGGCGTCCATCGGATTTTCGGGCTTGTCGGGCTTGCCCTTGTCGTCGATGACAGCCGAGGTAGTTTCGGCGGGCTTCTTCTCCAGTTCGGAGATACGCGCTTTGAGATTTGCGATTTCGGTGTCTTTGGCTTTGATGTCTGCGGCGTTGCCGGAGAGAGCCTTGTCGATTTTGGCAAGCTGCTCCACGGAGAGGCTTGCCGTGGCTTTGTCGCCCGACAGCTCGACGGATTCGAGTGCGAGCGCGGCGCAAAGTGCCGGAAGGATGATTGTTGACATTTCGGGAGTATTTGAGTGGTTTGTGATTTCGGGTGTCGCAGCAGTTCCGGGTCTGAACATGGCGGCGATGGCGGCGAAGAACTTGCCTATCGCACTCTCGCGGTCGGCAACCGGCACGTTGGGGATAGGCATACCTACGGCGGCCATAGCCGAGGCGGTGGCGTCGGTGAGCTTGGGGGCGATGTCCTGCGGCTCGTCGGTGATCTTGTCGACAAAACCGAGGCGGTGGCGTCGGTGGGCTTGGGGGCGATGTCCTCCGGCTCGTCGGTGATCTCGTCGACAAAACCCCATTCGAGGGCTTCTTTCGCCGAGAGCCAGCCGCCCACTTTCATAAGGTCGAGCAAGGCTTTGGGGTCTTTGCGACATTTGGCGGCATACATGGCGGCTACTCCGGCATCGAGTTTATCGAGGTCGGATTTCTGTTTTTCAAGTGCTGAAATGAGGTCGGCCATCTGGTCGGCGTTGAGGCTCGACCACTTGAAAAACTCGTTGGAGCATTTATGCACGAGGTACCAGGCGGCGGTGTCGATGCTGACGTGCCGGGCACCGAGCGAGGCGATGGTGGCTGCGGAGGCGTTCATGCCGACGAAATGCACCGACACGTCGCCGTGCCGCTTGAAGGCGGATGAAATGGAGAGCGCGGTGGCGAGTGAGCCGCCTGTGCTGTCAATCAGCACGTTCACGGGCTTGCCGGGGTTCTTGGCGAGTATGTAGTCCACATAATCGCGGTCGAAGTCGTACCCCCCCGACGAAGCCTTTCAGATGTAGGTTGTATTTTGGCTGTGGCATAGCGTTCAGAGCTTTATGCCACAAAAGTACACGCGAGTGAACTCTAATAAAAAGACAGGTGTTTTAATGAAAAATGAGTTACGACATGGAAGAAATCATTAAGAAGGAAATCTCTGTTAAAGAGATTATAGAAAAATTCCCCAATGGATTTTCGGCATTAGCCAAAGAAAAAATAAAAGGATTAAGTCGTCTTGACAAATACTATCCTAATGAAGATGTCAATTTTATTGACAGTTCGGTCTTCAGTATGGAAATAAATCCTGCATGGATACACGCCGTTATATGGACGGATAGCGTGGATGGCTACGATTATGGTATATATACCACGCTTAAAGTGAATAATGTAAAAACCGTAAGTGTGAATTTCAATTATGAAAAAGATGGGGCGAATACTCATACAGGGAAATGGATGACATTCACAACAGACGAAGACGGTAATATCGTATGGCAGTCAGACACATTTAAGGTTGTGGCTGAAAGTATTGATATAACGGCAGTAAGCGAAACTCGCGTAAATTTTGAATCTTAAATGGCATCCGTTTAAGGCTCTCCATAATGGAGATGCTCTAAATAGTGATTTTGTGGCAATGTATTATTTACAATGCCACAAAGCTCTTGTGTTAAATAAGATGCAAAATCCACGGATTTTTCGTAACTTTGCAACATGGGACGTAAAGCCATAAGATTAGATGAACAGATAGCCTTGCTGCAAAGCAGAGGGCTAATCATAAATGATATAGAGAAAGCCAAAGAAGTGCTTCTCGATGTAGGGTATTATAGACTGGGCTTTTATTGGTTCCCGTTTGAGCAAACCTATCCGAATCTTGACAACAGAACGCATGATTTTCGCCAAAATGCAGATTTTGACGATGCCGTGAAGTTGTACTATTTCGATTTCAACCTTAGGAATATTCTGCATAAGGCATTAAGCCGCATAGAGATAGCGGTTAGAACATATATGACATATATAGTATCCAATGCTTATGATGAAAAGCCTACGTGGTTTGCAGATCCGGCAATAGTATCAAGGGGATATGTTCAGACATTCCCGACAAAAGTTTACAACGATACATTCAAGCGTATTCCTGAAATAGCGCGACATCATCGTAAATATCTTAATGATGTTTACGCACCGGCATGGAAAACAATAGAGAATATGACAATGGGTGCTATGCTTGCCCTTTACAGAGCACTCCATGACGAAGATTTGAAAATAGACATATCAAAACATTTCGGAGTAAACTTCCCTGTCGTTTTTGAAAATTATATGGAGCTTCTGCGCAATTTGAGGAACACTTGCGCGCATGGTCGTGTATTGTATGATTTTGGCCCTGAACAATCAATAAGACGAGGCCCTGCTATGATGCGAGGCATCGGGCATAATCAAAACCTAAATGGTGCTATCCACGTCGTCCTCTATTTGGTAAAGCAGATTTCAGTCAACCGTTATAATGAGTATAAGGCGGAAATAGATGCTTTAATAAAGAAATATAGCCAATCGGCAGCCGTACGCCAAGTCCTTGAAAATGTAAGTGGTTTGACAGTTGTTTGAGCAATAGAGATTTAGGCATGAGGAAGTCTAAAAAGATTTTCCTCAACTTTTTCTCGGATTATTTTGTTCTTTAATAAAGAATTTGTACCTTTGCATCGAATTAGTGCCGGTATTGACTTTAAGCTCAATGCCAACACTCTAAAAGGTAAAAAGAGGTCGTGCATTTCGCTGCAC